AAAGAAACCTTCGGAGAATGAGGGGAACAAGGTGGCAATTGTGATGACAAATGGAAATGGAGAATTCATAGTAAAAAAAGGAACATTTGCATTAATAATGGTAGTCATCGCATTAATAAGTTGCGTGGCCACAGTCGTAGCATACGGAGTAACAATCAAAGCTGATGTGGATTTTTTGAAGGAAGAATATACTAATGCAGGACCAAGACACACAGAAATCATTGATGGACTAAGAGAAAACATCGAAGAGAATCAAAAAACAATTATTAAAAATCAGGAAAGAATTATTGGGATGCAGGATGACATCAGAGAAATCAAAACAGATGTGAAAGAGTTGATAACAAAATGACATACATAACAGCAGATGATGTGAGAAGGGCCAGTGGAGCTCCAACAAGCCTCATAACAGATGCACTCATCAACTCAGCGATCACAATCGTAGAAAAAGAGATGGAGCGATGGATGAACACAGCCTTCAAACCTACATTGAAGATAGAGCATAGGGATGGAAATGCATTGCCAAGATTATTCACACTTAAGAATCCCCTGTTGAGTGTGCGAGCACTAACACTGAACACATCAACAAGCATCACACCAGCATATCTGAACTGGGAGAAACAGAGCGGAAAGATCCAACTCAGTGTGGATGCAGAAGCAGGAAACTTTATAACCGGTCAAAATAACACATTCATAAAGTATCTTTATGGATTGCTCGAAGATAGCACCACAAGAACAACAACAACTGCAGCAAGCACCGCAGGAACAACAGTAAGCCTATCTGTGGCAAGTATCACAGGACTGGCAGATGAAGACTGGGTAGAAATTTATGGCATGGATGGGAACCAGGAAGTGGCACAGATAAGCGGAACACCTACAGGCACAACAATAGTGGTGGACCAACTGGTCCAGGCGCATGCATCAGGATCAGAAGTAGTCAAACTACAAATACCATACTTTGTAAAGAGATATATGGAAATCGAAGCCGCAATTTATGTGGCAGTGTATGCAATAGGCGGAACATATACATTCAACACAAGCTATTCATTAGGAGAACTCCAGGTCAACAAAGGAGAACCATATCCTCAATGGAGAGAAGTGATCCTACGAATGATCAATGAAAGGAAAATGCGAAGGGAAACAATCAAAATCAGGCCCAGTATAATGGTGGACTAAAAATGAGTTGGGATGACACAAAAATAGCAGAAGACGATTTCCTGTCAAATGATTGGAATTCAATGGTCACAGACCAGAAGACAAGAGTAATAAGAACAACCGGAGCAGGAACACCAAGTTCAGCACCGAGTAATATCGGTGACATTTATATGGACACCACAAATAATAAGATGTATATAGCCATGGGAACATCGGCAGCAACAGACTGGAAGAAGGTGGTCACACAATGAAATTCACAAAAATGATAGGAATAATTATCGCAATTTTACTATGCATCGGCATGGCAACAGCAGGTCCATACCGAGTGGATGAGAATATGGAAATGGGGACCAATGATATTTATAATGCAACCAATGTAAATGCTACAAACTTGTATCAGGATGGAAGCAAGGTCCTGGATGTGGATGATGTGAATGGAACAACTTTCAATTATACACTCTATGCAAATCAAAGTTTATATTGGGATGATGAGACAACGCAAGCAGACCTCAATGTCAATAGTTCAACATGGTGGGCCTCAATATCTGGCTGGAGCAGTACCTTCTTTGAAATTGCAGCAAACAGTCTTGAAATAAAAATGAGTTGGTTCAACACATCTGTAGATGCAAGAATCACAGTTGCAGAACCAGACCTCAATGTTAATTCATCAGACTATTGGGATGAACTAAACACACCAGCAGATATAGGTTCAGATGACATTACAGATGATGGAACCTGGATAGTCGTGGGTGATGAAGGAGATTTAAATGTTAATTCATCAGACTACTGGGATGACCTAAATACACCAGGAGACATCACAATCAGTGACCTGAACCAAACCGGAGAAGCCAATCTGAATGTCAATAGTTCAACATGGTGGGCAGAGGTAAATGGATTTAGCTCAACAATGTTCGAAATTGTCGCAAACTCACTAAGCATAAAGATGAGTTGGTTCAATACTTCAGCAGATGCAAGAATAACAAATGCAGAACCAAATCTTAATGTAAATAGTTCAGATTATTGGGATAGTTTGGGCACACCAGGAGACATTCTTATATCAGATTTAGATCAAAGTGGAGAAGAAGTGCTCGATGTTAACAGGTCAGATTATTGGGACAACTTAAACACTCCAGGAGATATCCTTATATCAGATTTGGATCAAACAGGCGAAGCAGACTTAAATGTTAATTATTCCACAACATCAGGAACAGCAACAACTTGGGATGGTGAAACAAGCCAGGCAGATTTAAATGTAAATAACTCACTAACATCAGATAGCGCATTATTGGCAGATGATTCAACTGCTTGGATTACTATGACAGGCCTACAATCAAAGTGGCTGGCAGATGTGGGAAATGTCTTGACTTTTGATGAAGCAGAACTTAATAGCTCAATAGTAGAAGCATTGACAACACAATACTTCAATGCATCAACGATAACAGTGAGCACAGGAACAGGCGCAGGAACTCTTGCATACATAAATGCATATGATAGTATTCCTTATAATATCACAGAGGATGGTTCAGCATTTAACTTCATATTAAATTATAGTGGTGTAACAGGATTAAATCAAATAGTTATTCGATATAAAACAATTATTTCAGAACCAGGAACAGCAATAGTTTATTTATATGACTATGATGATGTTGACTGGGAAAGTTATGCAACCTTAACAGACACACAAGGGGATTATGTTGTTAAAACAATAGGAATATTCGATGAAGGGGATCATATCAGTGGTGGAATAGCAAGAATTAATATTAGATTAGCTGCAAGTTCACCACCATATACTCATAAGTGGAATTTTGATTGGGTAACACTCAGCGATGGTGTTGCAACACCTGCAGGAAAAGAAATAGATCCATATAGTATTCATAAAACAGGAAATGTTGCATTGACTGCAAACTGGGATGCTGGAAGTTATGATATCACTGCAAGAACATTCAATGGAAGCTGGAATGGAAGCGACACAGTAGGAATAAATGCATCATTATTGTCAACTGGAGAAATCGCTGATGCAAGAATACCAAGTGGAATAACAAGAGACACAGAGCTCGCAAACACAACACCAATAACACTAACTGGAACAACATATGGGCTGATGGTTTGTGCAGATGGGGAATTATTACAATACAATGGAACAACATCAGCATGGGAATGTGAAGAAGTTGCAGGAACTGGAACAGTCACAAGTATTGACACAGGTTATGGATTACAAGGTGGACCAATAACCGCAGCAGGAACTGTATTAATAAATAAAAGTGTATTGAATAGTGATTTTTATAATCAAAGTTTTGCTAATGATACTTTTATTCCACAAACTACTGAGGGGGATTTAAATGTTAATTCTTCGGATTACTGGGATGCATTAGGAACACCAAGCGACATAACAGGATTAGATAGTGATAACATAGACAGTCTTAATGCAAGCAAAATAAACAACTTCGACATAGCAGGACCTGATACAAGTTACTATGCATATATTATTAATATGAGCAATGAAAGTATAAGTTATGTCTCAGTTGGAACACATGCATTATTAAATGATGGTGATACTGCAACAGGCAATTACACATTTAATGATAATATTAATATAACTAAAAATTTATCAGTTGGTGGTACTGTTTACACTAATTATATTGATTCAACAACTGGTGATATTATATTTAATCCTGATTTCAGTGGTGTTCAAATAATTAAATGGGGAAGAAATTCAATGGAATTTATCAAATTAAGCTCTGCGCAAGTGAATGTTAATTCTAATGTTTCAACTGCTGTTTTATCATTAAATGGTATAACAAATAGTAGTGCTGTGGCCAGGGATGCTGCACTAATATTAGATGCAGATGATGATAAATCAATTTTTTTTCGTTTAAATGGGACTCAAAAGTATGCATTAGTTTCTGACAGAGGTAATGATGATTTACGATTAAATAATGCATCCAATGATGCAATAATAATTTTTGAGCAGAACGGCAGTTTTTGGGTAAAGGGTGATGTTTCTGCCGAATCTTTAACTGTTGATGGTACTGTTTACACTAATTATATTGATTCAACAAGTGGTGATATTATATTTAATCAGGATTTCTCAGATAATGATGTTTTTGTATTGGGTAGAAATTCAAATGAATATATCCAATTAAGACCTTCGACAGTGGATATTTATTCTAATATTTCAAATGTTCAATTATGGTTACATGGTACAACAGATAGCAGTGCTGTGACCAGAGATGCCTTAATATTATTAGATGCTGATGATGATAGCAAAATTAGTTTCCGCTTAAATGGGACTGAAAAGTATTTGTTAAGTTCTGATAGGGGTGGTGGTGATTTACGAATACAAAATGCATCCCAGCATTTAATAATGAGTTTTGAACAAAACGGCAGTTTTTGGGTAAAGGGTGATGTTTCTGGTGAATCTTTTACAGATAGAACCCGTGCTCCTAAAGACTCAGTTGATGTGTTATCAGAGCTTAAAAAGATTAAAGTAGACAATACAAAATGTGATGGAAACAAATGCGAAATAGATAAAAGTTCGTTACCTGTTGAAATGGTGAAACCTTATCAAGAATGTGTTGAATTTATTGATGTATTTGATAATCAAACTAATACAACCGAAAAAGAATGTATTCAAGAAGAAACGAAACTTGGAAGGGACCTCACATACACAGTGTCACACATTTTAAAACAAAATCAATTACTACTTGAAAGAATCGAAATGCTTGAAACCGAATTGTGTGCTGATAAAAAGTACACTTTCTGTGGGGAAGAATAAATTGGAGAAAAACAAAATATATGCAGGAATAATAATGATAGTTTCTATGCTAATCGGATTTGGCGGAAACGAATTATTAACAGAAAAACAAATTCAAAATACATATATTTGTCCTTTAACTGAAGAGGTAGGTGTATTTGATAGACTTAGTGGTTCAGAAAAAACAGGTTATTCATTAGTAAATGGTATTGAAGAAGGGTTCCCTTGTAGAATCGGGAGAGATTATGAACCTTGGATCCCATTATTAGAATATGCAGAATCTCAAGGTGTAGATATTTCGGAGTTAATCCAGAAAGATACAATTAAAAAAGACACATCAATGGTAAAATGTAAACAATCAGGATGTGAAATATAATAGTATAAGGTTAGAAATGGGAATCATACTAACAAAATATGAATATGGAAATGATGTAATATTTGATAGTTCAAAATTCGATTACTATTATGATAATGATGACTTTCCATCAGTAGTCAACGATGATGTCAATGCAATACTTCTCGAAAATGGAGATGTCTACAACTTAGCCAGACAGACCACAGTGGAAGATGGCATGGGGAATGTGACATCAACACCACATACAAATTATAGAATATATGGGATGTTTCAAGACATAGGAATTAAAGACAGGAAGATACACGACATGGGCCTTGCAGTGCCAGGAGCAAGGAAATTCTATTATATGCCAAATTACACAATCACCAGTGGTGGAGTCGAAGCAACACATGAAGTGAAAGAAGGAGACATTATCACAGACTCAAAATTATATACTGGCGCAGGAAGCACAGGAGCATTCAGAGTTGTTAAAGTTTTGAATCAATGGTACTTACCAGGGCAGGAAGCATACAGGATAGCAATCGTGCAAAGCATAAACTTGGATGGCACAGCATAATGCAAATGAAATTCAGTGTCCAGGGACCAAACCTGAACAATGCAAAGAATACAACAGCTGAAGGAATGAAGACTGTCCTATGGAAAGCCATGATTAAGATGGAAGAGATAGCAAAGCTCAAAGCACCAGTAGACACAGGAAACCTGAAGAACAGGATCCATTTAAATCCATTACAACAAGGAGCAACAGAATACACACTAAGTGACGGAGTTGAGTATGGAGTCTATGTCGAATATGGAACCAAACCACATTATGTTCCACTTACCCCTTTGCTTGGTTGGGCTGGACGTGTCCTCAAAGACAAAAACGCAGCCTTTGCCGTTAGGGCAAAGATTTCTAAAGTTGGCACGTCTGCTCAACCTTTTTTCAGGCCAGCTCTTCACGAAGTGCAGCAAGTATGGCTACCCATAATCAAAAACGAAGTATTCGGAAAACAATAATGCTCAAGCATAACAAAATTTAAATATATCAGTAGGGATAGATAATAAGTAGTGAGGGCCAAGAGGTACCAACTTCACTGCATAGAGAACCAAGCCAAGAGGCGAACAACATGGTATACTTATCACCAAAAACAATCATCGTAGACTTTCTTAGAAAGAATGTCACAGATCCAAGAACGAGGATCACAAGCACATCAGATTCATTCACTGCAACCGCATCGCAGACATCATTCTCACTCACACCAACATCAGGATACAGCCTGAGCCATATCACATCAGTCACAGTGGATGCAGTGGCAAGTACCAAATGGCAGGACTATTATATAGATTTCAAAAATGAAAAAATCGTATTCTTTACAGGACTCACAGTAGGACAGGCTGTGGTCATCACATATGGAGAAGGAACAACCAACTGGATATACCCAGATAAAGCAAATAAAAAACTTACAGCACTGGCCTTCCCAAGAATCAATGTATTGGTAGTCGGAACTCCAGGAAAGAGACTTGGAAATTATGAAGCACCAATTGAAGCGGTCCCAAGAATCCAGATAGATATCTGGACCAAGGAGAAACAAGACAACCAAATATTCACAATCGACGGAGACAAGTACACTGGAGAAGACCTGGCAGAATACCTGGCATATAAGATCACAGAAGCCTTCGAAGATAATGAAGAAGAATTATTCCCTGCACTTTATGGGTACGATCCAGTAGGGATGCCCCCAGACTTACCATTCGATGACGAACTGCAGTGTCATCACAAGATCGTGGAATTTATCTGCAGAGGAACAAAGCTGGGGAGAATAAGCTAAGGAGATGAAAAACAATGGCATTTGATGAATTTTTAATCGGAAAAAGAGAACGAATGTCCTGGATCGTGGAAACGAGTTGGGGCTCAGGCGGAACAATGACAGGCGGAGAGATTGTAGGACTAAACTGTACAATCGAACCTGACTGGGCCAGAGGATGGCAAGAGAAACTGACTGCAGGCGCAGACACCAGGAATGTCCAGGGAAGAGTAATCGGACCAAAGACACTTCCATACACAATGAACTTCGTGCCAGTCAACTGGAGATGGCTCAAATATTTAATGGCAGTCTCAGATGGTGGAACAACACCGAAGACTCACACATTCACTATGCGAAATACCATATTATCATACAGACTGGAATGGGCCAAGAGACACACCACAGCACACGTGTTAACAGTAGTGGGTAATGCAGTCAAGTCTGCAACGATATCCTTCCAGAAGGCCACAGGCGAAGGCACAGAGGGATTCCTGCAAGTAGCACTATCATGCGTAGGCCAGGATGTGACAGAAGGATCCACAGTAACAACAATCAGCGCAGGAAACATCACAAAAGCACCATTCCAATACCGAATGGTCAAATGGACACTGGGCGGAACCGAGATCAAGGAAGTCAACAATGGAGACATCACAATTGACAATGGAATCGATGAGAACGATTCAAGATACTGCAACAGCACATATGATGAGAAACTTGGAGAACCAATACCCAAGACCTTCAGGATATCAGGCCGATTCAATGTCAACATTAAAGACAAAACAATGTTCGACCACTGGGATGCAGGAACTGTAGTGGCAAGTACAAACACACTTCTATTCGACAAGGATGGAACAGGAGATGATCAATGCTTAATTACATTTGGAGACTTTTATGTACTGGGTTCTGTTGCATCAACAAACCTGGAAGGAGTCACAAATGTCGATGTGGTCTGGGGATGCGATGCATTCACAAGC